TACACTTCTTCAAAATCGTCATGATCCTCGCAGTATGCATTGCGTACATCATCAATCGTTGGTTTGATCATTTTATTTAATTCCGAAATGTTTTTGAATCTTCTTTTTGGTCACATCAACAAAATGTGCCATTCGTTTAGCATCATCTAAACTAACGAAATGACTATTCTTTGCTTGTTCAACCTGATCCATACATTCCCGAATAAGCAACTCAGCGAATTTTTCACGGTCAAACGTCACAAGACCTGATTCGTGTTCATCCCAGCATTGTTTAGTAATTTCTTCAATGTTCTCATTCATCGTCAGTGCTTTCCCATGCCCAATTTCCGATAACCCATTCGTCAATACAATCTGATTGGCAATAATTCGCATCAACATGTTCCTTGCCAAACTTCTTTACCATACTACTATACCACGCAGGGTAGTAAGTGTCAATGATTTCTTTGTCGGATAAGACCTCAACTCGATTGCCAATGATCTTTTCATTCTCATAAATGGGTTCGTTATAACACCAATATCTCATTTTATTTTAACCATAATCTAGATGAAGATTTGCCGTAAAAAACTTTTGACCGGCTGGATCATTGAGAAGTTTTTGAACAGCAGGAGAAACCAAAATTTCGGCAACTTCGCTATCGAATACCCAACCTTCTTTTACTTCGGCATAATGACTATAAAAATCATATGAATAATCACCAATAAAGTTACGCAAAGCATCCTCTGGTGTATTATCCATCACATAATTAATGATGAGTGTTCGACCTTCGCCAGTAGCAAAATATTCAACTTCAATCGTGTATTTGTTCATGGTGTTTCTGTTTCCCACACATACTTGTCTTTTGTATAAACATCGTCATGAAACACAGGGTCTTCGATATTAGGCCAAAGAACTGCTACCATGTCTTGAATGGATAAGTCTTTGAACTTATATGGAAATACTGCCTCGGTCCAGAAATCATCATCACTGCGAATACCAACACATCCGTCTGGTGCAGATAGTAAATCACCGGGTTCGCAGATTTCTTTAATAAAATCATCAAAACCAGGGTTGGGGTGATATGAATACTCCCCATCTGTAGAATGCATCATTCTATATACATAATCACTAACATCGTCTTTGGTTTCCTTCAAGACCATATTAGCAACATATTCACGGAATTTTTCAAGCAATGTCATGGTGTTTTTTCTTTCACAGGTTAGGTTTTTTTGCCTCTACATGCTAAATCACATGATAAACATACTGTTGTTTCAGTCTCACCATTCTTAGTGTATTCTATTCGAACCATCTTAGGAGTGAATGCCACTACTTTACCTTTAATCAGTCCTTTGTATCGAGGGGGATTAAATGCTACAACATCACCTATTGACAATTCAATACCAAATATATCTTTCATATCATAATCCTTTATGAAATTCTTCAAGCAATGTCATGGTGTTTTTTCTTTCACAGGATAACTATATAAACGATAAGTCTTAGTCCAATATCGATGATCGGGGTCTTCTGCCACAAGTTTGTCAGCAACACTTTGATCATACGTCGTTGCCACTATACACTTAAAATGTTCTGCTTTAAAGTTAAATGGAAACCAAAATTCCAGCACACAGTATTCTATGCTATAGTTGCCGTCTGTTGGTGGACCATAATACTGACCTACCGAAACTTCCCAAACATCATCTTGTTCCATCTACTTTAATTTCCTCAATATTATCATTAGCAACAATGTAGTGACGCGGCGGAGACTTAGAAGTCATTAGACCGTTAATATAATCAATACGTTTTTGTGCATATTCAAGTGTCTTGTATGTCTCGGTCCAGTGTTTGTTCCAATTTCGCTTTGTGTTTCTGCGATACGAATTTTATACTGTTTTATTCTTCAATTCCTGCCAGTTCGCTCAGCCTGCGAACCTCGGGGTTGTTCTTCAAAATCTTGCGAATCTTGCGGCGATGTTGCCAGGCGCAACATCGCCAGACCATTTCAAAGAAAGTCCACGCAGTCCAGAGGAACCATCCAAATATCATGTTATGAAAGCCAACTTTAAAATCTCTCATTTGTTGGCTCCAAAGTGCCGCTCAATTGCCAGAAAGTAATTGTCGGTGCCATGCGGCAAATTGCCATTGTCAATGGAATCATATAGCCCTAGACATTCTCGTATGATCAACTCGGCAAACTTCTCATCAATTTGCTTTTGGCTCAGTGGATCTGGTGTAGGCGACAAATGCACCAACTCTAGCCCATGCTGACGGGCAAACCATTCTAGTGCCTGTGTCTTGAGATCTTGAATTCGAGTGTTCATCGCTTTGTCTCCTATGCTCTAGAATGTAGCATGATATAGACGCTGTGTCAACTGATTTGCCTCAGGCTAGTTGTCTCGCAAATCATCCGCCGACTATTGATTGTTCAAGGCTTTGAGCATCCACTTGATCATCTTGGGTTCGGGCCAGTATTCTTCAAACGGCGTGCTGTGTTTTGGTGCTTTGATGATTTGAGCGTGTTCACGGAAGATGCGAACACAATCCTCGCTTTCGTCAGCATGCCAAGGGTCTCCGGTATAGGTTGTCGTCATTTGTATGATTTTCCACACTTTTTGCAAAGTGGTTGCCCGGTTGACCCATCTACCCACTGTGATCCGTATCGACCAACAGAATAATCATGATCGCATTGCGGGAATAGTTTCTTCCACCATCCATCTCTACCGGTCCGGGCATCATGGGCGATGTCTTCACTGATAGCAATCTCATGCTCAACCCCATCAGCGTCCCAGATGTTGAGGTAGAAGCCTTCTGAGGTTTCGTTGACTCGAACCTCGATGTTATGTCGTCTCTTTTTTTCGTCAGTCATCGATGTCATACCTTGGCTATACTATTCACGAACTTGTCAGTATCGTCAATCTCACCAGTCTCATAGTCATACAGCAGTTGCTGGTTGAGTTTGATCCAATCTAGGATTTGTCCCATAGTCTTAGTATCAATCCACTTGGCTACCTGATTGGGATCATAATCTAAACTGGGAATTTGAACAGTGAAGTTGTCACTGGGATCCATCTTATTGGGAATGTTTGACACCTTGACTCGCAGTCCATGTTGCTTGGGCGCCAGTCCTACCCAGATCACAACCTTGGGGATGCCGTGGCGGATTTCTCCCACACGGGCCATCTCCAAAAGTTGATCGCATTGCCATTCCTCTTCGACCATGCGGATATATTGTCGCAGTTCCTCACTCATCATTCGTCTTCCAAATCATATCCCGACTCTTTGGCCCATCGTTCTTCTTGCAGTCGGCGCAGCTTTTCGTGGTGGCGTTCAGACATCGCTTGATAAATCTCATTGGCCCCAGCACCCCAATAATCGCATTCCAACCCACAGCTATGACAGATTTCCCGGCTGAGGGTTTCCCGGAAGTTTTCACTGTGACAGTTGGGACATCGTTTTTGTCCGCCACGCACCGGTTGTCCAGAGTCAACCCAGCCGTTTTGGGTTCTGGGCTGGGTCATTCGTCATCTCCAGTGTTGCCGCCGTACGCCCATTTTGCTCCGCCCCACAATCCACGAGCAGCATCAACCCGGGTTTGGGTGCTGATGTTCTTGGAAATCACCGTGATCACCGTCTTCCGCCAGTCGAAGTCCGGGTTACCCCAGGCAGAGAAGATGGCTGACTTCATGTTGCCATCCAACACCTTGGTGCTGTCAGCTAGAGCAAACGCCTTCCGATCATCGCCATAGGTCCGACGAACCGAAGCGTTCACAGCCTGCCAGACATCTGCCGTGACCTTAACACCGTGCCAGAAATACAACTCGAACTTCTCCAGACGGTGCCGCATGTCCGGTTCAAGGAGGGGCTTAATATCATCAAGCTGTTCTGAAATGATACGTTCGATTACATAATTTTCACGGATGATTGAGTCACGAGCACGATGCCGCAGAATATACCAGTCACCTTTAGCCTTGACTCGATGCCCATCAGACCAAGCGATAACAACACCTTCGCTACCTTCAATGTTGCGAATTGCAGTCATAAACTTAATCGGATCAGTTACTGGATTATGACTCTCTACAACTGGAATGTTGTATGTAGCAATCTGAGCGCGTATCATATGATCCTCCTCTGTGTACTCAAACATATTAACACATCTGGTTAGCATGTCAAGCATAAATAGATGTGGTCCACGAGGTAACTACTCTCCGACCACCCTAAACGCTTTCAAGGAGCATTCAGCATGAATATTTACGCATTATTAACCAGCAAACCTCATAATAGACATCATTTATCTCGATATTGCAGATTTATATTGGCTTGTCAAAAATATAATCAAGAACACAATATATTGCGTCGAAGCAAATCTAATCCAACTGGTATCTACATGGAAGATCATCATATATGCCCTAAGGCCAGAGATTTATTTCCAGAATATGCGTCATTCAAAATGTTTTCATGGAATAAAGCAACACTTACTAGTAGACAGCATTTTATTGCACATATAATGCTCGCAAAGGCATTCGGTGGAAGCCAGTCTCGTGCAATAGTATGTATGATATCTCGATTAGCCCGTCGAAATGTAGATAATATCAAAATTACGTCGATTCTCTACGAACGGTTCAAACAAGATCAGGCGATTGACAATTCTTTACGAAATTCAGGTGACGGTCATTGGTCACGCCAACCAGGACAGGTTCATAACTTCAAAATAAATCATCCGCGTGGTTTCAAAAATAAGTCCCACTCGGAGAAGACTCGTGCAATTATGTCAGAAAAACAGACTGGAGATTTGAATCATTTTAAGGGTAAGCATCACTCAGATCAAACAAAAGCAACGGTATCACAGAAACGCAAAGCTAGGATCTGGATCACCGACGGTAATGTGGACAAACAAAATTACAAACACTTGCCTATGCCAGATGGGTTCAAGCCAGGCAGATTATCTGGCACTATGAGTTCTCGAATATGGATAACCAATGGGTATACTGATACACATTTGACTAAAGGTCGACCAATGCCAGATGGATTCAGACCAGGCCGTACCAATATGCCTATGAACAAATGTTGAGATACTCTCCGGTGATCATGTGACGAGCAGCCAATAAGGTCAGCATCGGCTTGTTGTAGTCAACAACAATCTTGTGCTTGCCAGGAGTAGTAAATTCGAAGATCGGAGAAATATCCTGGCTGACACACCACTCAGCAAATTGCTGATATCGAGGATTGTCCGCAACGAAACATTCGGCTGCCATAGCAACTTCAGTGCCCGCGCCCATCTTAGTGCCCCACCGAACAATACCAGATCCATACTTGATCTCAAACGGTACCAGCATAGAACCGTCAAGCTTGGTATATACATTGTGCGGAATATCAAAATTCAGAGCCTCAAGCTGAGTCTCGTCTCGTTCGTTGATATTCCAAAACTTGTGCAATGGGCGCCGCGTGATGCGCTGAGTCTTAGGGCAGAATATCAGGCCGCGGCATTCACGACGCAGTGCCTTGTTGCGGGTTGCAGTTTCGCGCATCTTGGCGCTGCCGCCAGTCGTATATACGGGTGGAAAAGCATCTGGTGTCATGACCAAGTAATTGACCACATAACCCCAATCACGCTGAGCTACGATGAACTCCGGCGAGCCGGCGATAGCAGCGCGAACTTCGTCCAAATGAGTGATATGTGGAAATTCATACTTCACGGCACAACTCCTTGTTACTTGGTTAGTGTAACACACTAACAGTCAACGTCAACCTTTTTCACAACTGATTCTACATTCTCAATATCAAAACCTTCGTATTCGTAGTCTCGACGATCTCTCATCCACCGAGCAACTTGTAATCTGTACCATTCGTCACTTTTGGTGCCCTTGCGCAGACTGGGGTTGTCTAGCTTCATCAGCAACTGTTTGATGGTTTCGGCATCTGATAGATGAGCGTTAGGGCGGAACATATCTGGGTGCCCGTTGGGCTCGTCGCTATACCAGTAGCCTTCTAACAGTCTCTCACGTGCCACCTGCACTAAAATCGCGTTGTAATCGTCTTGGGAGTCAACCACAAAGTTGCGATATTCGTGTTTTTCCTTGAAGCGAATCAGTTTCGGGTAATTCATCGGTTATCTCTTATGTTTTATAGCATCATATAGTAACATATAGTGCACAATTGTCAAGCATTTTTTAATAATACTACTGTAAGTGAACTACTGCGCAGCAAGCTGTTGCAGGCTTACGCGCAAAGACTAAATACAAGAACATGTGTACTATAATTGCTAAAAAATTTCCAAACATAGGTTGGATAGGTGTAAAAAACCGAGATAGGCCGGCTGCCACTCACACAGAGCTATTACGTGATCAGGAAAACAAATTTCAACGTGTAACACTGGTAGACCAATCTACCCAATGGACCGAAGGAATGAACGGCGACGGTGTTAGCATACTCAGCTCTAGCCTTAGCCCTGCTAAAAATGGTGTAGCTAAAATGCATCCAAGCAAGGATGGATTAATGATACGCGATGCATTGGCGCAGCCAACCGTTGACAGAGCGGTTGCATTGCTAAGGGATCGCGGAGTAGGTGGCTGCGTAATGGTATTTGATGCCAATAAAATGATACTAATAGAAGGCAAAACAGGGTCGAATCGCCGGCAAATCGTGCGTGAAATAACCGGTGACAAAATAGCACGTACCAACCACGGAGTGTGGATTCCCAGTGCCGGATATCAGCCGGACAGCAATGACCCAATACTTGCAATGCGCAGGATAAGTTCCCAATCAAGGCTAGAAATTGCCAATTACATATTGGACCAAGCCAACACTCCAGAAGAACTAATGCCTTTGCTGGCCAAAAGATGGATTGACAATCCGCAACTGACCACCTTGCGCACACCCATACCTGGCCTAAGTTCTCGCACAACCGAACAGCTGATGTTAGAACCAAGCCGTAGGTTGATGCTGGTTCGCAACATAAATGGAGTGTTAGATTTCAACCAACGTGATTCAAACCCACCAGGAAGCCAGGTTCTGGTAGGCATTGTTCATCCTTGAGCCTATAATACCTTAAGCAACATGGTATTGCGATTGAACTTGCCGGTCAAGCTCCAGCTTTTGCCGTTTACCTGATCAAGCAGCACTTCAAGCCTGCGAACCGTTGTTGCCCGATTCCAATGGGGCAAATCAGTTTCAGGCTTACGCAAGGTTTTACCAATTGATTTTTTTTCATCAAAGTTTGTGATCCTAGCGCCCTGGACGCTTAGGCGCTTGCTAGCCTCTGCGAAATATACCTCACAGTGTCGCGTTTTCGTATTGTAAATGACGGCTGCCTCGGCCCCTACTAGATTGGTAGGATCAACACTGCTGATCCCAAGATTGGAATCTTCATCCTTGTATGTTACCTTTGATGCAGCTTTCTCACCTTTACGATCGCTTTGCTCAAGCGTGTTAGATAGCTTACGCGCCTTTGCGCCTTTGGCACCGGCTTTGATGCTGGCACGATTATTTACGATCAATCCCAGGGTATCGACAATGGTGGCAAGTGGTTTTACCCAATTGGCAATTGAAGGGTCCTGCTTTGCCTCAACAAGAGAATCCTTATAGTGCTCGAGCAGTTGTCTTGCAATAACGGTTTTACCTTCGGCGCGGTCAGATACGATCTTACGTACGATAGCCGGCAATTCCCGTATGGTTACCGTGCCTTTGAGCACACGGGCTTTGCTGTTGTCAATCTGGCTGTAACAGTCAACATATGCCAACACATTCTTACCCTTGGAGGAAAGCACGATGGGATCCCATGAGAAATCCCTGATTGGTTCAGCTTTGTGCTGGTAATCGCAAAGAATTTTGCGAACTTTTTCGATGCTGGATTCCTTTAGTTTGGCCCCTCGATTGATGCAGTAGGCAATCTTGCCCTCTATACCAACCATATTGATCGGAATGTTGTTTGCAATGGACTCCATGTCTAAATGCTTGGCATATTTGACAAGCTCGGTTTTAAGCACATTGCTGTCAATCTCATAATGAATGAAATTCAGCACGCGACCATACCGGTCCTCAAAATCTTCAGCATTACAATCAAGTTTGGCAATTTCTTCGTCCATTGACACAGCTCCTATGGATTATAATGTAATTATAGCATAGCTGTAAAGACAGTCAACTGTCTTTACGCTTGTCTATGTTAATACCCAATTCCCAACAAATATGCCATGTAGGTCCTTGGTAAACCAATGCCGCGACACGCTAGGCACCACCGCGGTTCCGTCTGGGCGAGCACGCTCTTGCTGTTCGATTTGATGCCGTTTGGATATTGAGATATCAGTCATGTTCCGTCCAAGGTCCTTTAGTCGTTCACCATCAGTATGCCATGCTCGCTGCCGAGCCCGCGCGCGTATTCGATAGCCTCCTCCTCGGTTTAAAACCGCCGTTGGCTTGCCAGCGCCCATTCATCCTCATAGTACCATCTGACGTATGCCACGTCAAGATATCAGCGATCACCACACAGGAAGATCACCATGTATGGCTAATCGGTCATCAGACTATCTTTCCACATTTTAACAACTTGATATAAATAACTATATGATCATATATAAAACTGTCAACCTGATAAACAAACACTATTATATAGGCAAAGACCAACAAAATAATCCCACCTATCTTGGTTCTGGGCTAATTCTAAACAAGGCTATAAAAAAATATGGAAAAGAAAACTTCATAAAAGAAATATTAGAGGAATGTGACAATCCAGACATATTAGCTGAAAGAGAAAAATACTGGATAGCACATTACGATGCTGTAAATGATCCAAACTCGTATAACATCCATCACGGTGGACGAGGAGGTAACACGGGTGCATACCATAAAGTTGGTAAATTTGGTGTTAGTAATCCAATGTACGGTAAAAAGCATTCGCCGGAAACGATTGAAAAACAAAAGAAAAATAGACGTAAATGGTGTCAAACTCCGGAAGGTCAGGCGCATCTTCAACGAGCTCGTGATAGAATGCTTGGTGAGAACAATTGGAATTATGGTAAACCAATGACAACAGAGACTAAAGAGAAACTTCGATCGGCTCGATATCAATCTAGAGGTAAAGGATACGGAAACTTAGCCACTTATAGACTCACCTCGCCAGTTGGCGAGGTGTATGATATAGAATCAAAAGAGTTATTATCGGCATGGTGCATCAAAACTGGACACAGTTTATGGACCATCGAGCGCCGTCTTCTAAACGATATCAATCCAAAGTCCGGATCATTAATTGGTTGGAAAGCGGAGGTAATTCAGCGTAAACTGAAATTACCTCCGCTAGATATCTAGAAATCTAGAAATTTCCTGGGGCAACCTGGAGAACCCTGAGACCTCTGCTTCTGAACATGTTAACAACCTGATTGCGATCGTCCACGGCCATGGTTGGCAAGTAGCCGTCGGCAATCATTTGATCAAGGATCTCGCTCTTGATAACGTCATCGCTACGATAATCCATGGCAGGACGCATGTAAAGC